CTGTCGGGCGGCTGTCGGGACGGTCGCTTTTTTATCGTAATATGCTGGGCTGTCGGGACGGTTAATGGACTGACAGGCAGCCCCTCTGCACCCATGCGCGTATAATCCTATATCACTCGCTGCAAGCGAGCGAATGTGTGCGGGCGATGGCAAAACATGTGACGGATGCAGCCCCTGCGGATAGTAGCAGGTGTCGGGTTACGTTCATGCTTATGCAACTGGAAGCGACATCGTCAAGGAGTAGGATGTGATGGCCTGTAACTTCACGGCTGATAGATAGAGTAGAGGCGAGGAGAGCAGCATCCCTCTTTCCGGTCTTGCAGAAACTTGCAGTGGTCTTGGTCTTACGAATCATATCGGTAGCATCTATAAGCCAGGGGGATTCGGAAGCCAAAGCCCTGCAAGTGCGGGTGATTGTATTAGTGCTGCCCGCCTTGCTTGAGGGTATGGCCATGATCAGGTGATGTTGGTTAATGTGTGTGCTGATCCATTGCAGTATCAGTTGATTGTAGTGAGAGATAGCAGATGAGTCGCCCTGTTTGTAAGCGATGATCCTGCGAGACTCAGCGTTGAATAAGCCCGAACTCTTAGGGTAATAGGTGATGAGATGATGAACGTTATTATACATGATAAGCACCGGTGCCCTCCGGATTTGTATTGGCTTATGGCGTGCCAGTTATTTGCGAGGATAACCATGAGCGGCACTGAATAAGAACAATAGTCTGGGTCAGATTATAATATCACTCGCTGCAAGCGAGCGATTGATATCTGATTAGAATCTGAATAGACCCGAAGGGCTTGCTATTAGAGATTTTCAGGGATGCGAAATAACTTTGCTAAATAACTGGTAGGTCACGGACAGGTCACGACTTACCCTACCGCTGAACAATGCCCATGCTGCGGGATGGGTAAGGCGGTGATGCGGCGGCTTAAGAGATACAGCATCTCCGCAGCGGGGGCAGAATAGTGCATAAGCAGGGAGGGGAGATAATGGTGTCACTCGCTACAAGCGAGCGACTGTGTGATGGGAAGCGAGCGACTGCATTGTGGGGTGCTGTCAGTCTATGCAGCCATGAGTGAAGGTGCAGCGAAAGATCGCGGAAAGAGGAATGAGTAAGGGGAAAAGGAATGTGTGATGGCAAAGGCATTCATCCGGCTGCCTCGAGATAAAGGATGTATGCGTGGGGACTACTTACGAAATGACGAATGAAGCGTCTGAGCGTAACCGGAACGATATGGCAAATAGTCTGACAGTACAAGGGCGGTTATGCTCTATTCACCGGACATGCCCACCACTGCGATAGGGATAGAAGCGGAAATCCCACAGCGCAGCGAGGAATTGGAGCGGATAGCCCGGCTTTTGCAAATACAAGTACTGTCACTCGCGGCACGCGAGCGACTGAACATGCAAAAGATCGCCATTATTACCATTTCATGCCAGTAGGTATAGAAGAAGCCATATTAGGATAATGATAGTTCATCCCTATGAATAGTTGATCCCATGCATCCGTTATGTGAGTCTTGAGTTCGTCTGGGTTTTCGGGTGTATCGTCAGTAGTTTCAAGACGTTTGTCTTTTTCGAAGCCATTACGGCCTATCCTTACACCTGTTCTTTGCATAGCAAGTATCAGGTATTCGTTATTGTGAGGGTTGAATGTCGGGAATAGATATTCAGGATCACCTTTAAGGGCCTTGTCAAATTCCTTATGCTTCCAGTCGTGGCGGGGAGGTTGCCCCATATAAACAGGCGTAAAGTTCCACCCATTTTTTTCAAGAACATCTATAACATCATCTTTAAAAGAGGTAGAAGTGGCAGCAGTCTCATAAATAGCAGTAGCATCAAAGAAGTATATAACATCCCTGCCTGGGAAGTGTACATAATAATCACACCACATCTGGACTAGTTCGCGTATCTTCTTTGGAGTTTTAACGAACATTGAGTTAATAATTCGAGATTCACGGGTTCTATCATTTTCAATTTTCTGGCCACAAACGAGAGAGTTAATAGCAGCGTTATAGTCGAGAGAGATGCATAGAGGCAGTTCTGGTACAGTATCAGTATCGTGTCTACAGTCGGCAGTACGCGAGGAACTAAAATCATAGTTAGAGGATTCCAGGAACGAAGAAGAACGAACCTCATAGCAATGGATGTTTTCATCCAGGGCAGGATAAAAACCGTTAGCAATTTTAGTTAGGCGGCGGTTAAGAACGGAAGTTTGGAACATTAAAGGCGGCATGTCTCTTTGAAATTCAGATATACGTTTTTCGCCTATTAGTTCAAGGTTATCAAAAATGTCATATTCGGCGAAGAATACAGCGTTAGACCGGAATAGCGCAAGGTCTTTAGTAAGACGAGATATTTTTGCTTTGACATTAGAGTTATCCTGATCCTCACGTTTTTTGTATTGGCGTAGTTCCATAGCCGTGATTTTGATCATATCGATTAGTTCACGGTCCATTAGTTTTTCTTTTTCGAGGATCCACTGGCCGGATTTAGAGTTAGGCATGTCCGTTGTGAAAGTCATAGAATGGTGCCAGGGGCAGTTGCCGAAATAGTTTTCGTTACCACGAACAGCAGGGATAACCTCCTCGATGATTTTTTCCCATGTAAGGTATCTTGCTTCGAAACCCATAAGCCAGTCGATGTTCATAGAGTTAGCGGACATAGGTCTATCGAAAGAGATGAAGTTAATAATAGTACCGTTGAACCAGGTCATACAATATTCATGGGTAAAAGGTTCAACGTATGGTTTAGCGAAGTTTAGTTTTTTTTCGGGTTTACGGCCAAGGACATAATGGCGATCCCGTTTATACCCTAGGCGATCAAGAGCGTGGCAAACGGCGGGGAGTGTATTAGCGAGAAGTTTTTTATAAGTAGGAGAAAGTAAAGCCCCTGTGCTTCTAGGCATTTGTGTGATATTTCTGAGAGTAAAGGGAGCATCGATCCCCTCAGATTTACCGAAACCACGAGAAGCGATAATGTAAGTATCTTTAGCAGAAACGAGATTGACTTCGATTTGTTTTTTGTTGAAATATTTAGGTATTTTCATAAGATGCGTCCTCTGCTTTGTTATATTTTTCGCGAAGGCGAGTTCGTTTTTCTTCCAAATTAGGTATGTGAAGTTTATGATCAAGCACTCTGACATCGTCCGACAGTTCAAAATCGGGAGGAATAAGTTTATCCCATGGTATAGGTTCTTCGTCGTCCTTATCTAGTTTGAAGTATTTAGCGAGTTTATCGAAAGCCATAATTTCCTCCATTAGTTTTTTCGATGCCCTTGCTTTTTGGACGCAACCAAGGAGGCCCTGAGAAACGACATATCTGGTCCATTCTTTAGTTGCATTTTGTATACCGCCCATAATAATTTTAATATTGCCTATATCGCGATACGCCTGAGATTTTTCGATTTGGAATTGATTCATTAGATAGTTAACAATTTGCTTATCCTGCATAGCGGGATCGGAGAGCCATTTAGTGACAGCAGCGGAGTATCTTTCTTTGATAGTAAGTTCGTCAACAGTAAGGACGATTTCGGCCTCATTCGCTGATTTGAATAAGTTATGTTGAATTTTTTCTAGAGCGTTAAGTTCTTTTTTAGGCATTACATATCAATTTCGTTAGACGTTTGGATTAGTATATATTTATTCGCGAGGTCTTCGGCCTGAGGGCTGCCTCTCTTAGCGAGTTTTATAACTTGTTTTCTAATTTCTGCCTCTTGTAAATATTTTGCTTTAAAGTAAGCCCTTGAAGCAATGGAATTGAGATCACGTATTTCGTCACAAAAATCTTCAATATTTACCTCAATAAGGACAGCGATTTCGACAGGGGAGAAGAAAAGAGAAGCATATTCGGCGATATCATTAAGTTGGGTTTTATTAAATGTCATAATGATCGGCGTTGTTGTATGTGTTCATAAATTCGTTTAGCATTTTAGCAACGGATTTATCGACTGAGCATATTACACCAGATTCAAGTCGGCGATTTTTCGTTAGGTTACCGGAAGTGATAATCATAACAGAAAATTTACCGGTAATTATAATGACTTTAGCATGGCAAGGAGCGAATCTAATATTAGTAGTAATGTTGCTTATGAACCAGTACAGAACTGTTTTAAATCTGATCATTTGGTTATTGAATAAGCAGGTTATATTGTTTATAAGGCCATCTTCTTTAATTAAGAGCAGACGCCGGATAGCATCTTCTGAAATAGAGAAAGCAGTCAGATATATATCTGCTTTGCCTGTGTAAGCAATTACATGTTCTAACAAGTCATGAGTAGAGAAATCGCCATCAGACCAGAAAGGAATCCATTTACCAGGGACGATATCCCCTATTTTGTTTTTGATGATTTCCATGGTACGCCATTTTCAATAAGGAACTGTTTGCGTTGATTACATTTGTTAATAGTTTCGGGGTCTGTTTTTTGGAAATTACGCTGGAGGTATCGTTCGGCGGCTTTGATTTGTTTAATTAGGTCACTCGCGGCACGCGAGCGACTGCGGACGGAAACGGAGTTGTACCAGGAATCAATTGCTTCGTAGTTTTTGTTTTTGTGTTCGGTTTTTTGGAGAAGAAGTTCTTTGATTTCCTGACGTTTTTTTATGGCCTCTGGGGTTTTGAGCGTAGCGTAATGTTTTAGGTTTACATGGAGAGCGGATATGTCTCTGTTGAGGGTTTTGTTCTCTTCATATAATTGTCTGAGGTCATCAGGGAGGGTGTTGGGATCGAGACGGTCGAAGAATTTGGGTTTGTTAGTAGACGGTGCGAGCACCGTCTCTACATCAGACGGTGCATGCACCGTCTTCACGGGAAGGATTGGTTTGACGACGATTGGGGGGAGGGATGGAGTCTTCTTGTCACTCGCTGCAAGCGAGCGACTGAGAGGGGGAGGCGGTTCTTGCACCGTTTTTACAGGTGGGAGGTCGCCGTATACACGAAGGATATAGCGTAGTTCACGTTCGAGATATATGAAGTGGATATCGGAAGAAGGGACTTCCTGCACCTGGGCGAAGAATTTATCTTTTGCTGCAGATTTTTTCGCGCGGTTATAGATATTCAGGCCATCGGAATATCTTCTATTTTTATCGTTAAGCCATTTTTTGATCATATTATTTTTGTTTTTTGATTAGCGGAACCAGGTGTTTGTTAAAAATTTCGGTTTGGGTTTTATCTTTTCTGCAGCAAGCCGCATAGATAGAATATTGATTGTCGTAATTAGGGGATTCGCGGATCCACATTTTACCATGTTTAATAAGCATTATAGGTACCTTTTGAGCATGGGCTTTAATAGCGGCCCAAATATCAGCCATATTGGTAGTTTGAAAGTCCTCAAGATTGAAGTTGATTGTGTTAGTGTGCCAAGCCATGACGCCAGTGCCGCCGACGGTGACAGGCAGTTCGGTTACCTGCGCATTAAAGCAGCGATAGCCGGCAGATTGACCACGATAGTAAGAAATTATTTCTTTAGGTTCGTACACTCTACCGTGGATAGTGCAGATTGCTTTTCTGTGGTGACGTTCGATGGCACATATATATTTAGCAACGTAGTCGGGAGGATAGATCAGGTCGTCATCAATTGTAAAGAAGTAGCCCTTGTGTTGGTTGCATGCGTAGAATTTACCAACATCGCCGATATCCCCTGCCGTATCTTTAGAATGGAAAACGATTATTTTTTTATTATTAAGAAGGAATTCCGGAGTTCTTTCGTACTCGTTAAGGTAAACGTATAGTTTACCGACCTGCGGGAGCAGAGAATTAACAGCATCCATAAGAGCCCTGACCCTTATAGGCATGGAAGCGACACCAGCCGCAACGTCATTAATATTATAATTAGATATGAGCGGATTGATATTTCGCTCTTCCGGGTGCATCATAGATTGATGATCGCCGTGGAAAACAAGAGAATCTTTAACCATATAAGTGAAATAACCGTTATTGTAAATTCGTTTAGAAATCTGCATACCAACACCAGAGGATTTATTGAGAGTGACGGTCCATGTTCTATCCACCGGAGAGATGGAATAGTTAAGCATTTTAAAGAAGTAGTTAGTAGCAATGAAGCACATATCTACCCATCCGGTTTGAATTATGTGATCATTATGTTTATTGGGAGTGACAGGCGTCCAGTTAGGCCCAGTGCGTTGATCGTTTAGTAAGTTAAGGCAAGTTTTGTTATTTGGAAGTTGTTTAAACAGGGAGATTGCTTTATTGAAGAAATCTTCGACCAGTTGAATGTCGTCAGGGAGTTGAATGCAGTAGTCGAATTTTACGTTTTTAAGGTTTTGGTAGGCGGCATGAATAATTTTCCAGTAGCCAGGTTTACCGCCGTGTTTATATTCTTTATAGTAAAAAGAAGAGAAATTGAGTTTAGCTAATTTGTCGGGAAGTTTAGCGTATTGCCTGTTATTAAGTTCGTCGACATGAATCATAAGATGTATTGCGACATTCGACAATTTAGCGCATTTGCTAATCTGATGTACTAAATCAGATAGCATTTGGGCGCGTTTATACGAAGTAATAATTATAGCAATTGATAACACGACATGGATTTTAAGTAAAGGTAAAAATGAGTGACGTGACAGAAAAGGACAATGTCGGGGCACAAAAAAAAGTCGGACGTGACAGTCCGACTTTCGAGGCAGGGCAGTAAATCCATAAACTACCCTTCAGAGCCCGGAGAAAGACTATCGTCGGAATCTTTTTTAGGTTTTCTGTGGTAGGATTTAGGAGGATCAGAAACGGTTTTAACTTTAATAACTCTAGGTTTAAGAGTTTCGGTATTGGACTGAATTTTGACGAACGGGCAGCCCTCGCGATAAAGATCAGCCAGTTCATTTTGTGAAGCGTTAAACAGGCAGATGTCTCTGAAATTACCATTAAGGAATACGTTAACCTTGCCAGGTTCTTGTAATCCGATTACGATGTATTTATCCATAATTGATTTATTAAAAAAAAGCCCTGGCAAGACAGGGCTTTTTCGTTAGGTTAAAAGAGTTAGCTAATTACCGGGAGCGTTGAGCCAGACAGCGCGATAGTTCCGTTATAGGTATGACCAGGAGCGTGGCTATCGGATTCCCAAGCATATTCAAAGCCACGGAAGTCGGCAGCATTAGAGCCGGATTGACCGGAAGGCATGAATTGCACTGGGTGATGTTCAGAACCATACAGGATACGATAACCCTGATCGTTAGGGATAATAATAACACCACGGGCATTATTTAATCGTCTAGCCAAGCCACGATTTTCTGCATCTTTACCAGGCAATTTGAAAACACCTTTATTTTTGAAAGATCTTCCACCCGGTTCGCCCTGGCCTTCGGAATCGTCGGTAAGGGAGTTAGCGGGGACTAGAACTTTGACAAAGTATTTTCCGGCTGCCATGCTAAAATTGCCGGATAAAAGAACTGCCTGGGATAAAGTAGTAGGCGCGTTATTTTCAGTTGGCCACGTAGATATATCAGACAGAAGGGCGATGTATGCAGTAACACCGTTACCCCCCATGTGTTCTTCGCCATCGGTATAACCGGTTGGGGTAGTAGGCAGAGCGATACCGGTAAGCACCATAACGGCAGTAGAAACGCCGGAAGCGCCTACGAAGAAGTCGGGGATGTTAATTCCGATGTCGAACATTGAAGCGGCTGCCGGAACCATCAGCACGAAGCTGATGGTCATAAGCAGGATTGTGAGTATTGATTTGGAGTTTTTCATAATTGATTCCTTTCCTTTAATTAAGATACGTAATCCCCAGCCATGTCGGTAGCTGTGTTGGTTTGTTCGTTGCAGAAGAATTCCTTTTCGTGGAGAGAGTTGATGCGAGCACCAAGTTCCCACTGGCTCCAGAACTGAACGTAATTAGGATCTTCGTATGGGTTACGTGCCTGGATGAACTGCACATCGGTTTTGGTATTCATACCAAGG